ACTTAGCACAGTTAAGACCTGAGCCTAATAGTTTGGTGTGTCTTGGAGAGATAAGAGGTGTTGCAGAACTAGAAGACCAGATGAGGAAATTACCTGGCAACCTAAGATACCATGGTCTAGCCAAATCAAAGTTTATTAAGAATAGAATATTTGAGAGTGTTGATACTGCTGCATGGATATCTGTTGCATTGGCTAAGAAGAGTGAGATATGGACTGGAAGTGATTCCATGAGTATGTTCTTTGGTCAAAAGGGCAGGGGTATGGTACCAATGTTAAGACATTATTGTGAAAGATATAAGGATAATTTAGAAAAGGTGGGAATAACAACAGAGCAGATAATAAATGCAGAGTATTCTGCATTGTTAAAAGCACCTATAGCATTGATGTTCATGCCACAACTTAAAACATATGGGTTTTATGATGAGAATTTTATACAGTAATGTTTATAAGTATTGATTTAGTAATTGGTATATGGCTGATGATGAGGTCTTTAAGATAAAACCAGTAGGTAATACAAAACTTGTAATGGAAAACAAGAGAAAGACCGTATCTCCGTTCAACTCTGCCAAACATTTAAAATCTGCAAACATACCAGCATTATGTAACCAATGTGTATACAGATCAATAGATGATGGTGGTAATGGCAAGTGCCCAAAATATGAAAAGGATGCAGTGTGTGCAATAAGAGATGACTTTGTTAAATTCATAAACGAATTAGACACAAGAGAACCAGAAGATATAAAATCAATATTAGATATGTTAGTAAAACTATCATTTGAAAATGTATTGATGGCCTTAACTCAGGCAAAAATGGATGGTAATATACCAGACAGAAATACAAAGAGTGAGATAAACTCATTATTAAATATAGTAAAATCAATTAATGATTTAAACAGTAAGATAACAATATCAGAAGAAAAGAGATTTACTAAAGAAGGAGATATTGAAAACATATTCAGACAAATAAAATCACAGAGATCAGAATGAATAACACATATAATATAAAACATTGTATTCACTGTGGTAAAAATTTTGGAAGTACTGATGAAGTTATATTACATATAAAAACTAAACATATGGTGGTTGGTAGTGGATGATAAATATTGTGTAAAATGTGGTCATTATCTAGAGGTTCATTATACCTCTACAGAATGTGAGTGTGATTGTCATGGGTAAAGAAGAAGAAAGACATTTATTAGAATACAGGGGTTATGAGAAAAGGCTAGAGGAATCTATACCTAAAGAAACAGATAAAAGAGAGAAGGATTGGTTGGAAAATAGGCTTAAATCTGTTAAAAACAGAATTCGAGATGTGAGTGCTGAAATAAAGAATGGCTAGACCAAACAAAGAGGTCTTAGAAGAAAGGCAAAACTTTCTACAGACAATAACAGACTGTGCTGACAACCCAAGCAAATTTAGTGAAGTGTTTCTCAACCATAAATTATTTCCATATAATAAGGAATATGTAGATTGTAAGGATAGGTTTATAGTTTACAGATCTGGAAGACAGGTTGGCAAGACAATGAGTACAGCAGTAAAGGCAATACACTTTGCGTTTTTTGCACCATTAATGCTGAAGACAGTCAACACTGATTGCACAATAGTAATAGCAGCACCTACACAAAACCAGGCCACAATCATGTTCGGTAGAATAAGAGATATGATTATGAGAAGTGAATTCTTATCAAGATATGTAATACGTAATACACAGACAGAGATGTGGGTTAGTTTCTTAGACAATACAGGCTCATCTAAAATAGTAACAAGAGCAACAGGAGAAACTGGTGTCAGCTTGAGAGGTTACTCTCCACATGTAATCATTGCAGACGAGTGTTCCTTTATCAAGACAGATATACTTAGAGCATTTTTACCATCAGGTTTGGCCACACAGGCTAGGGTATGGTTGACATCTACACCATTTAGTAAGGCTGGATATTTCTATGAGGCCTGCCAGAATGCAAAACCAGCAAATCCTGACGGAATGTGGAGAGAGTTTCACATAAAGTCAACTGACAACCCATTGGTACAAGAAGATCCCACATTTGTAGAAGAGATTAAAAAACTTACAAGAGAGGAGTATGTTCAAGAAGTTGAGGGTGAGTTCTTAGACATAGGTGATGCCTTAATACCTAATAGTTTAATCATGGAATCAATAACAGACGGTACACCAAAGGGTAGAATAAGATATTACATGGGTGTTGATGTTGCAAGAACTGGAATAGATGAGACAGTATATACAATAGTAGGTGTTGATGAAAATGATACTGTGTTCGTGGAAGAAGTAGAATCCGAATCACAATCAAACGTAGTTAACGTGGCTGGTAGAGTGAGAGACTTTGTACATAAATATCATATTGAAACAGTATTTGCTGATGAAACTGGATTAGGTGGTGGGCTCATAGATTTGGGGAGGGAGCAAGGATCTCCAATGAGGGGTGTTACATTTTCACTGCAAGAAAAGGCTGATATGTATAAGAATTTAAGACTATTATTCGAAAATCATAAGATAAAACTAAAGAATATAAACAAAATGGTATATCAATTATCCTACCTAAGAAGAGAATATACAGAAACAGGTATAATGAAGATTAAATCGGATGAACATGACGACTACCCAGACAGTTTAGTCCTGGCTTGTAAAGCAGTTCAAGCAGGAGAAGGCTGGTATGTATTAAACGTTGGAAAGGGTATAAAGAATGCACTATTCGGTTAAACTTATAAATGATTATGTGATTGAATATATATGGTAAGACCTATAAAGAAACCATGGCAACACCCACCCATTAGAAGCCCAGTTACTGGAGAGGCTGGAAAATGGCAGTCAACCCAAGGCAGAGATGTGTTCACACCAATAGCAGAGATGGATGCAGATGAGATAGGCCATGATGAATTGGAAAGGTGGTTACATCCTCCACCTTCATACGCAGCAAGATCAGCAGACTCAAAACCAGAACCAGAAATAGAAGGTGTTGAAGAAGAGGTACAAAAACAACCATCTGGAAGTAGTAGAATAGTGCCTGAATCATCAAGAACAACACCTGGTAAGGAAAGTAAACCAAGTATATTTGGAGATCCAGTGGAGAATTTGAATAGTAATGTAGGAAAAGAACAGGGATATGGTAATCTAGACTCGGCATTTACACAGAATGTAGGAGATGAGGACAAAGGAAACCTTAATAGCGAAACTTATATAGGATCACCAGCAAAGGATAATAAGAGGAAGACAGATATGAATAAGATACAACACACAAGAATCGGAGACGACATACACTTCTATGTAAACGGTGTAGAAGGTAGAGGTGTTGTTGCAAAAATGGGTAATAGTTATATACAAGTTTTTAAAGAAGATGGAAGTTTTCATGACATTCATATAAATGATACGTTTTTTGTCAAAGATATTATAGTAAATAAAACATGGGATAACATGGACCACACTGAACGCTACGATGCGTTAGTTAAAATCCATGCACCCACCCCACGTTTTCTTACCAAAGGTTGGTATGAATTACCAAAAGAAATTCAAGAATTATTAACCAAGACTGGTTGGACATATGAGCCAGGTACATCAAAGGATGCAGAATCACAAGATCATTCTAGAACTGGTAGCCAACAAAAAACACAATATGATGCAGACACAAAAGAGAAGAGAGAAGTCTCTGGTAATACAGAGGGTGTAGGAGCAAATCCAAGGTTTGGACAAAACCAATCAGAGAAATCAGATGTTGAATTACAACATGATCCACAAGGTCCAATGCTAGGTGGTATTGTAACAAATGAAGAACCACTAGACGCAGAGCCAGACTATGAAGGTCAAACACATGATCCTAAAGGAGAACAATTTAAACATAAAGAATCAGAATATGATGCAGCAACAGGTAAAAAGAAAAATGGATTTGATAATATCTATGGCCCACATACTGGAGAGCCAGGTACAGATCAAAAATATGGAGATAAGAAATCTGGAATAACAGGAGTGCCAGACTACAATGTAAATACATTTGGAATTAATTACTCAGCTTCAAAACAAGCACACCCACCAAAGAAAGAGGATAAAGATAAAGATGAGTAGTGACGATTGCGAGTGTGATTGTGGCTGTGATGATGATGTTTGTGATTGCACAGATTGCGAATGTGAACACCAGATCAACTAGAAAGATTTAAATATAGGGTTTATATAGTTAGCATATGAGGAGAGAGAAGGTATTTAAATGTATTGAATGTGGTGCTGTTCTTCCTCCACGTTATAAAGGCAGACAAAGAATTTACTGTGGAAATACATGTAGAAAGAACTATACAACTAAACGTTCTTAGACGGATATGTTGTGTGTGACTCTGTTTCACTTGGATTTTTTTTAATATATTCGTTTAATATCTTATGAAAAACAATCGAATCACTTTCATACATTTCTCCGTTTCTGGTCTTTTTAACAAGCTTAGCAAATTTTCTAAACAAATCCTTATCACTCCATGTTATGGAAATAGTTGTGTGTGTGCTACCAATCTTTCTTCTAGCCATACTATTGGTTAATCAAATAATATATAAATGTTACTGGCAAAACAGAGAGTCTACTATATTACATGTTCTTGGGATATACCTTGGCTGTTTTAGGCCAAACCCATCCTCTCCATATATGCGTATTACCATATCAAGATCTTTTTCAGTCACAGGTTTTATGGTTTCTTGGAATACATCTATCTGATGATACATAATAGGGCTATAATCACACTCAAATATACGACAATCGGTGGTAACATAATAATGTTCCACACCCAAACCATGGCCAAATTCATGTGATACTATATTATAAATATCAGATGGGGTGAGTTCTTTTACATTAACAGTAGCTCCAGTAGAGGTTGAGCCTAATATAATTTGAATTGTTTGTTGTACTACATGTGTGTCTATCTCAATCCAATAGTAATATCTATCTGAACTAGAGAAATCATAACCCGTCTTCCCTACTGACATACCTGGTGAGCTATGATTATAATTTATGAATATAGTACACAGTGGGTAATCATCAACCGATAATTTATCATGTTCTATAAAATCATATTCAAAAACAAAGAAGTACCAATTACCACCTCTTTCAAGAAGTTTCTTTTCCCACTCACCTATTGCAGAATTTGTAATGTTAGATATTTCTTCAGGTTTTTCCTCTGGTAGCATTATACATATCTGTGGATTAAATTTATGGTACACACCCATGGTTCTAAAATAATCAGCAAACACAGGACCTATAAATATTGTAGATATTAAACATACCATACATACTAACAATACTATTCTTAATGTTATCATAAAAAGGTTTATATACTATTCCTTTTAAAGATACTTATGGGTAGTAGAATAACTGCTAAATATGCAGGCATGTGTAAAGTATGTGGGTCTGACTGGAGTATAGGAAATCAGATTTTTTTCCAAAAAGAACCAAAGGCAATATGTACTGATGAAGGATGTTTTAGTGAACAGGGTGGAAGTATATCAAAGAGTTTCCAATCATCGTTTACAAGAACACCACAAACATATCAAAAAGAAAAAATAAAATTTATAATACCTGATATAGAAATACCTGATGGTGTTAAAGCATGTGCAGAAATGTTACAGCAAACTATAGTTGTGGCACATCACTTAGCAGTGAGTATGTATCCAGAACTTGAGAAAGAATCACAAACATTCGGCCAGATTAGAAGTAAACTAGTAGACCAACTGTTAGCGATCTGTACTATGAGAGAACCAAAGACTTAATATAGTACATTATATTATAACAAGTAATGAATATATCAGAAGTACTTGACATTGAGCCAAGTGAACAAACAAATTCAAAGCCTCTAGAAGCAGGTTTGCATTTACTAGTCCAAGGATTTAGTAAACACCTAGTTGAGAAAGTAGGCTCTGAATGTGCTGAAATAAAAACAACTGATGGAGTATACTATTCATTCGCAAAGGCAATAGTCGGACAAGCTGACTCACCTTGGTGGAATGACGTAGTTAACAAAGCAGTTGAGAAAGACGCATCTTCTGGTTTAGATGTATGGGTAGTAGAACGTGTTTCTAACACTAGTGGCAGACCAATGCTAGCACTATCAGCATATGAACCAAAGAACACAACTATAAAGGTACCAGCATAGAAACCTTTATATAACTTTTTTTTCTATACTAATCATGAAACTAAACTGTTCCACTTGTGTAAAAACAGATGGTCATAGTAGAAATTGTAGATGTCCATGTCATAAGGAGGATTGGGAGAGAGTATGAAATATAGATGTAAGGTATGTGGTTGGACAAAGGAGAATGAACCAATGATGCATATAACAAGTGGTATGTTAAAAGAAATATCAGATCATGAGAAGGAGCATAGTAAATGAAATTCAAATATATGTGTTTCAGATGTGGCTTACATTTTGAAACCAAGACAGATGCAGATATGCATACATTTTTAACCAAGCATAACTTTAGAAAGATTGAGATGAAAACATAATGGAAGAAGATATATTTCTCTGGTTTCTTTGTGGTTGCTATCTATTAGGTGGTTTAACCATAGGGTGGTTTGGTGGAATTTGGTATAGAAATAGAAAGGAAGGACATAGAACTGGAACAGGTAGATGGGATTATAAAGATAGACATTTAGGAGAAGATGATTTCAAATGAAATGGGAGAAACAAAGGAATGGACAGTGGAAACTAATAGGGCCAGCCAAAGGAAAGGTTGATCCAGATGGTCCAGACTATATGAGAAATCTAAAAGCACAGATGAAAAAAATTGTAAAGTTCTGTGATACTTGTAACATAAAATACACTCTTGCAGATCCATGTCCACATCACTTATCAGATTCCCCAGAACATAGAGAAAAATACAAGGCCTACATAGCATCAAAGAAGAAAAAACGTGAGGTGGTTAATGATGGAAAACAAGAAAGGTTTATATAATTGATGAAGCAGAGGGTTGAAATGAAGAAAGATTCAAGAAAGAGATCGGCATTAGAAGTTGGTTTTGATGTAGTGGTAGGATGTGCAGTTGCAACTGTATTAAACTATACAATATTACCACATTATATTGACACAATAGAAAGTGGAGAACCACTTGGTATGTTGACAATATCTTTTTGGTATGTAGCAGCAAGCTTTATTAGAAAATACTGTGTTAGAAGATGGTTTGTAAGAAAACCAAAATTCTTAGAAAGGCTTAAATAATAAAACAATTATGGATAAGATATGACAAGAAAGAATAGGAAAAGTAAAACAAGAAGAAGGAACGCAGGTAAAAGAACCAAGGGTTTAAAAGACCACGTCACATTTTCCAAGTCAGCAAAGAGTGTAGTTTTTATTAGTGACTTACACATTGGTAGTATTTGGGGTTGTTGTTCTGACAGTCCAACCATTGGTAACAAAGACCAGCATTATAAGCCATGGAAATTTCAAGTATCAGTTAATAGTATTTTAAAATGGGGTGTTGCAAATCTCTGGAAGAAAAGGCCTGATGTAATTGTGGTTGTTGGAGAAGGAATTGATGGATCAAATCCACAACAAGATGGAAATGAATCATGGACAACTGATCCAATGGATATGGTAAGAGACGCTGTGA